GTCACCGTCGATAACGTCCATTCCCAAGAATTTTTCGGGAATTTTCTTGCTAAACACTACCGCTATTCGTGACTTAAATGCAATTGCTGTGGTCACTTGTTTAGCATATTCAGGCTTAGCGCTATAACTAAATGTAAGATCATAGTTAGTGATTTTATGATTTAATCGTTGACTTATCTTTGTATAGTCGTAAAACTGAACGTTTGGGAACAAGTCGAATATGTTTTTATTGTCATGGACGATGATATACTCATAGCGAATATCGCTGGTCCCATTAAGTCGAACGATAGGGATTAAATCCATTCGTTCGGCACGTTTAATTAAAGAATTTATATCTTTAATCAATTGTACAAAGAACGTTTTCTGATCGTTAAAGAATAAATCAGTTTTGCGTTGACGTGCAAGGTTAACACTTTTATAAACGCTTGCTAAGCCTGCATTTACTAAACACAGTCCATCCCTCCATGCACTGCAACCCGCTATCTCTGCATGTGGGCAGGTTTTTTTATTAGGGTACATGTATAATATCCCTGTTAGGTAACCTTTGCTAGTGCTTTTCATAGTTTTAGCGTTCGTGTCTACTGATAAAAGCTTCATCACAATTCCCTCCTAATATTTTAGTACGGTTTAAGGATCACCGTAAACCTTTGAAGCTACAGAGATCTAAAATAATCCGATGCCATTTGGTCAACTTCTTTACTTCTTTAGTATAACATGTCTTTAATTATACGTCAATATGTTTTCATAAAATAAAATTTTTTTTTAATAAAGCAGCATAATCATGTATATATAAGTATCATACATATATAATAATTAAATATACGTGTTTTTGTCATCATTATGCTTTTTATTGTATAATGTTTGTGTAGACTTTGTATAAAGTTGTGTTTTTATCGTTTCCGTTTTGGTAAATGTATTTAATTTAATTGTATTATTTTATGATTTATTACAATTAATAGCGTAAATGCTAACAGATCTTTTGGATTAGGATCACTATTCCCCATTTTTTTTAATAAAATAAAGTGAATAATTATGCAGTTTTATGCATAAAATAGACTTTGTAGAGGGTTTAGAAGGTAAAAAGAGGGTGAGAAAAGGAAAAAAAACAGGGTACGTCACCCAATCCAGAGTTGATGTGTATATATAGTACAGTGATATACAAATAGCCACTTTGGTCAGTATCCATTTTTTTCCATAAACAAATAATCTATCAAGACAATATGATAGATAGGACTTATGTACAATATAATTAAAATTGGGTTTCCTCTCCCCCTGTACCCCCTCTCCTTCCCACATGTATTTTTAATCTTTTAATCTTTTAATGTTTTTATCTTTTATTACTTTAATTATTTAAATATTAAATACATTCGACACTAGATATACGATATCCTGCAATGAAATTAAATTAATTGTGACAACTTTGTGAACATTTTATAAAAGGCTATATTTTTTATTGATTGGTAAATATGATATGATGGACATGTCTAAAAAATTTTTTGGAAAAAAGGAGAAACTATGGAGATAAAAATTAATCCATATCCAAGACAAGTAGAATTCTTTAAATCAAAAGCACGATACACAGCATATGGTGGTGCAAGGGGTGGCGGTAAGTCTTGGGCGGCTAGAACAAAAGCTGTTCTTTTAGCGAGTAGATACGCAGGTATACAAATACTTCTGTTAAGACGTTCTTTGAAAGAATTAAGAGAAAACCATGTATTGCCATTACAAAAGATGTTGAAGGGAGTAGCAACTTATTCTGAAATGAATAAAGAGTTTACCTTTCCAAACAGTGCTAGAATTGTTTTAGGTTACTGTTCAACAGATGCAGATGTACTTCAGTATCAAGGGCAAGCTTATGACGTTATATTCTTAGAAGAAGCTACACAATTTACAGAAATACAGTTTAAAACATTCACAGAATCAAATCGTTCAAGTGGTATGATGTCAGAAAAGTTTTCACCAAGAATGTATTTTACCTGTAACCCAGGTGGTATAGGTCATAATTGGATGAAAAGGTTGTTTATAGATTGTACTTATACAGGTACAGAGAAAAAAGAGAATTATAACTTCATAAAATCAACTGTTTATGAAAATGAATACTTAATGAAGAACAATCCAGAATATGTTGAAAACCTTGAAAACTTACCTGATGCACGTAAAAAAGCTATGTTATACGGAGATTGGGACGCATTTGAAGGACAATACTTTGAAGAATTCAATAGAGATATCCATGTCATTGAACCATTTGATATTCCAGATCATTGGGATAAATACGTTACCATAGATTATGGACTAGACATGTTAGCGGTATATTGGATTGCTATTGATACAGAAGGATCAGCTTATATTTATAGAGAATTCTGTCAATCTAATTTAATTATATCTGATGCTGCAAAAAGAATATCTTCTTTAACTAGAGAAAAAGTTAAAATATTTTATGCACCTCCAGATTTATGGAACAGGAGACAAGACACAGGAAAGAGTGCGGCTGAAGTATTTAGTGAAAATGGCTTATATTTAGTTAAGTCTAACAACGATAGAGTGCAGGGATGGTACAATATAAAAGAATGGTTACAAGTGTTTGATATTAAACATTCTCAGACTGGATTAGATATAAAAAGTACAAGGTTGAAAATTTGGAAGAATTGTGCTATACTAATCAAAAATCTACCTTTGTTACAACATGATGAAAAAAAACCAAACGATGTAGCGAACGAGCCTCACGAACTCACTCACAGCCCAGATGCGTTACGTTATTTTTGTTCTATGAGAAATCCTGCCGCTACTAAGACAGAATCGAAATCAATTAAGAATGGATTCAATTCAGAAAAACCAAAAGAAAATGAATTAACAGACATGAACATACATAAATCATATGTTAATTATGGTTTCTAAAGGGAGAAAATAATGTTATATATTTTATTTTTTACAATTATCATGGTATTCCCTATTATTTCCGTTATTATATATAGAAAAGGAATTACTGATGGAATTGATTTAATTAAAAATAAAGAAATAAAGCCTTTAGAAAGTCCTCAAATTAAAATTTTTACAAAAAAAGAAGAAAAAGAAGATGACGTAGTAACTTCGGGATTTAACAACCTGATGACATATGATGGTAATCCTCCGAAAGGGGTATAATAAATGGCAAACAATCCTAAAGGTTACATGGGAAAAGAAACTGAAGAATGGAAACAATATCAAGCAGGAATAGATTATAATCACAAAGTAGATTTATATCAAACTGTAAATAAGAATGAAAGATTTTATGCAGGGGATCAATGGATGGGTGTTGTTAGTAATGGACTTCCTACTCCTGTTTTTAATATTTTAAAAAGAATTATAAATTATTTCGTTTCATCCATATTAAGCCAGAATGTAACGATACATTTTGTACCAGAAAATGTTGGAGATTCAGTTACAACTGAAGAAGAAGAAAAAATTAAAAAAGCTTCACAATTACTTTCTAGTTATTCAGCAACTTTGTTTGAGAAAAATAAAATTAATAATAAATTAAGACAATTGTTATTGGATGCAGCAATTAGTGGTGATGCTTGTGGTTATGTTTATTGGAATTCTGAAATAAATACAGGACAAGATTCAAAAGGTGACATAGATGTAGATACAGTTGATAACGTAAATGTTTTTTTTGGAGATCCAAATGAAGTAGATGTCCAGAAACAAAGGTATATTATTATATCAGCAAGAGAACTTGTTATTAATTTACAAGATGAAGCAAGAGCAAATGGTTTTCCTGAAGAAGATGTATTGCGTATAGGTAGTGATGAAGAAACTTTTTACCAATCAGGTGATCGTTCTCAATTACAACTTGATTACAGATTTTCAGGAATGGGGAAAACAACTTCACTCCTTAAATTATATAAAAAAGATGGAAAAGTTTTTGCAAAAAAAATAACAAAATTTTCAAACATTCGTAATGAATGGGACACAAAATTAAATTTATATCCTATTACTTGGATGAATTGGGATGTAAGAAAGAATTCATACCATGGTCAAGCATTAGTTACAGGTATCATTCCAAACCAAATTTTTATTAATAAAATGTTCGCCATGGCAATGATGTCATTAATGCACACAGCTTTCCCAAAAGTTATTTATAACAAGAATATGATTACAGCTTGGAACAATCAAGTTGGAGCGGCAATTGGTATTGAAAGAATGGGTAACGAATCAGTAGGTAATGTTGCTCAATACATGAACGCAGGACAAATGTCGGAACAAGTTATGAGAACGATAGATTTAGCTATAAATTACACGAAAGACATGTTAGGAGCTAATGATAACTTACTTGGAGATATAAATCCAGAGAGGGCTTCAGGACGTTCTATCATTGCAGTGCAACAAGCATCAGCAGTTCCTTTAGAAAGTATAAAACAAAATATGTATCAATTCCTAGAAGATATGGGTTACATATGGTTGGATTACATTTCTAAATATTATGGAACAAGAAAGATAGATGCTGAGATTTTAGGTAAACGTCAAATTGTAGAATTTAACTTTGATGATTTACAAAAGATGAAATTTCGTTTAAAAATAGAAGTAGGAGCTTCCTCTTATTGGTCTGAACTTGCTTCCAATGAAACTTTAGATGGATTGCTACAACAGGATAGAATTACATTCAAACAGTATTTAGAAAGAATTCCAGTAGGACTTATTACAAAAAAACAATCATTGCTTGAAGACATCAAAAATCAAGATGTTAAGCAACAATTTATTTATGAACAATTAGCTAAATTTGTTGATGGACTACCACCAGAACAACAACAATCAATTAAACAATTACCACCTGAAGAACAAGAAAAAGAAGTTATGCAAATGATGATGCAACAACAAGGAGGAACAATCTAATGTATGGATCAAAAGGAAAAAAAGGAAAAGTTGATGTTGTTATGGCTATGATGTTTGGTAAAAAAACTCCAATGTCAAAAAAAGCTAAGCCACAAGTAATGAAATCTTATGGAAAAATGAGTTCAAAAACTAAAAAAATGTAACTTGCCCACCAAGGCACAGGAGGAAATTTAAATGAATGACAACCAAATCATTGATTCAGTATTAGAAGAAAAACAAGATTCAACTACTTCCGTTTCGGAAACAGTTGCACCTGAAATCACAAATGATAATGATTATTTAGAAATAAAATACAACAAAGAACAAATACGTATTGATAGAGAACAAGCAAAAGAACTTGCGCAAAAAGGAATGAATTACGAAAAAGCAGTAGAAAGAGCAAGACAAGAAGCAAGGGACAGTTATATATCTGAACAGGGTTATGAATGGAACGGGAAAGCAATTACTACCGAATCCGACTACCAACAAG